CACCTTCAAGCTCTTGATATTTTTTCGTTGCTTGTCCTTCCTTAAAAAATGGTTCCGGTAACTCAACATCTCTATAAAAACCAGATGCAACTCTTTTCTTAAATAAATTTTTAGAAACTCTTTGAACTTCAGATATTCTTTCAGCTTCATATAAGTCAGATGAATTGTATGGTACCACTAAATCCTCTGCATGAATAAACTTCGCTTTAGTTCTTTGCATTGTTGGATCATAAAAAACTTTTTTAAAAGTAGATCCTGCTAATGGTAGAAAAAATAACATCTGATCCATTTCAGGTGTATACTCTTCCATGACATCGGTTATTTGATAATTCATAAAATCTTTAACTCGATTAGCTTGTTGTATTGTTTCAGAAGTTTCTTTGCCAACCACCTGACATCTTACTGGTCCATCTGATGGTAATAGTTCTTTAAATGCTTGTGCTTGAAATTGTGTTGCTGCCTCTGCTAATAGTGGATGAGTTACGCCAGATGCACCTTGAAATGGTCTTGTTACTTCTTGATATTTAAATCCTAATAAATCTAAACCCTTAGTATAAGTTTCTATATATGATTTTCTAGCTAGACTATCATCTTTGAAATCTGCTAATAGTTTTGAACCTAAAGTTTTTAACTCACCATCGTCAATAAATTCTGCAAGATTTGCATAAAAATTTTCTTCAGGCTGTGCAGGCGCTTCTTCACCAGATAATATATTACCCTCTTCATCCTCAATCGCATCTATGTTTTCATTAACTGAAAGATCCTCTGGACCCTCAATCTCAATATCTTCTTGCTCTTGAACTTCTACTAGGTCTTCTCTTGACATTATCTACCTTTCTTGAATGCTTTACCGAATCCTCTTATAGCTATTCCCACCCCACGAGATTTAATTGGTTTTGGTTTTAGAACTTTACCTTTATATGTTGGTCTAGGTCTAATAACACCGCCTCTGTTTTTTCCTATCATTTCTTTTAAAAAGCCACGTGCTTGTTCGGCAATGCTTCTAAATTTCTTTTTCACTTTTTTTGCTTTGTCTCGACCTTTCTTTTCAGATTCACTATCTGGTGCTGGCCCAAAACCTTTTACAAGTTCTTCTGCTTTTTTTATATCTTTTTGAGATAAAATATCTGTCCAATTCCAAGTTAACCACTTCATTATATTTTATAGTAAGTTATAGTATGTATAGTGTTTAAAAAATCTGTGTGTTTATTAACTGTAGAATATGCCATTATAAATTTAACCCCTTTGTCGATAACGCGGTATAGC